TCCCAGCTCACCAAAGGCACGATTTTTAGAAATGTATTCTTCGTTATAACGGTTAACTTCGTTACGCATGGTTTCTTCTTTATACATGCGCTTGTTTTTGTTAACTGCTTCTGCTACTAGAAACGGACCTTCGATGTAAAGGGTTTTCTTTCCATCTTTTTCTTCCGTTAAGTATTCGACCGATTCGGTAAGTTCTCTAATAAGTTTCATTTGATTGCCTTATAACTTATGGACGAATACTGTAAGGTGGATAATTGAACGCTGCAGGATCGTTCAGCTGACCACGTTGATAGTGTTCGTTGTCTTTGCGTAGTTCCAAAATAATTGTATATGAACTATTTGCAACCATACCTCTAGTCACAACACCAATATCACCTTTAGAACCGGTTGTTCCTTTTGAGTTATTTGAAATTGTAATCCAGTTGCCTGCTGAGTCATATTCACCGTTGCCATTTAAATACATTAAAGGTATAGGTGTTGCAGCGTTCCAATATAACTGAACGTCACCATCGGTTGAGCAGTCATACCATACACGAAATACTGATAGTCCGTAGAATGATAATGCTCCAGTATTTGCAGATGATGAAAGTAGATTTGCTTTTGAAGAATCTAGAGCACCATATAATGTGTTTGCTTGAATACGAACTGAGTTCGCTTCTTGTCCTGTGCCATCAAAAGAACCTGTTAACTTAATAACTGCATGTTCTGTTGTGTCCTTCATTACTTGATATGTAAACGAATTTGACATTTGTAATCCCTGTTATTGTTTGAATTATATTTATACCAATATGTCAAAATTATTCTGCTGCAGCTGGTTCGGCCGCATAGATAACCTCATCTTCAGCTGTGGCACCAGAAGGACCAGATGGGTTCATCAATTGTTTTGCAACTTGAACCTTGTGGTTTTCAATGTGTGACATAACTTTGTCATGCAAAGCAGAATATAATGCGTTACGCATTTCGTTTGGATTGTCTGCTTCTGCATAATCTATAATTTCTCTTGCTGTTGCCATTTTTTTCTCCTAATTATAAAATACGTTTCAATCTGGTAAATGTGTTCTCAACTTCTTCTAAGCTAAGGTCACCTTTAACCGGTTTTGAACTATTGGAACTCTTTGACTTTGGTTTAGATGATGAACCACCACTAGAACCTCCGCCGGTTTGACCTTGGTCAGGCATCAGTTCTGCCTGTTGAACCATTTGGTCGGTTTGAATTTGTCCTAACATTTGCTGTTGTGCAACATCATTGGTTACACCAACTGGCAATCCAAGACCCATTTCTTTTTCTTGTTCGATTTGACTATCCATTTCTTCAATCTCATCATCAGATAGACGCAACACATTTTGTTGAATCCACTTTTGTGAGAAATAACGACCTGTATATGGATCAACCGCTTGTAATAAAGTCAATCTATTAGAGATTAATTCTGCTTCTTTTAATTCGGAGAAGTTATTGTCTTTAATAAAATCGTAATGTATATTTTCTTTGAATAGTTCAAATTCTTCGTCTGTGCAAATACCTTTTAGAACGCATTGAACTCTTAGAGCTTGATTGAATACGTCTGAAAATTTGTTACGTAGTCTGTCAACAAACTTAGAAAATTTTAATTCATCTCTGGTAATTTCAGATGTTCTTCCAAGTGAAAATCCTTGATTTGGTTCCAAACGAGAAATAGGAACACACAATGCACCATACAGTTTCTTTTGGAAATATTTAACATCTTCCAATTCACCTAGGTTCTGTCCGCCTGGTAGTGTAGTAATCTCTGTGCCTTTGCCACCTTCTCTACGTGGTAACCAAAAATCTTCCATCATAGACATGAACTTACGGTCATCACGGACCTCACCTGTGTTGGCATCATAGACAAGTTTGTTTTTATACTTAATCATAATGTCACGCAGGTATTGTTCTGCTTTTAATTTTGGTAAATTACCAACGTCAATGTAGAAAATACGGCGCTCTGGAGCTCTCGAAATACGGTAAATAACCGTTGCATCCTCTATCATACGTAATTGATTGAGAGGCTTGATTGCTTTATGTAGATAACTCAGAACAACCGCACGGCGGGAGTCCATAAGACCTGACACCACCGAAATAATAGAGTCTGTTGTAATACGAATGCCAACAGGACCAAAATTGGATGCACTACCACTAACAACCTTATCGTTGTAGATATAGTATTCGTTCACTGGTTGTAAAACATCTGCACCAGTTCTTTCATCCTTTTGTTTTCTCATTTCACGGATCTTACGTAGTCTACGTGGATCTATGTAACGAAGTTCTTTGATACCTTCTTGTGGTTTTTCACGGTCAATAATGATGTGGTAATACATTCTACCATCAATATAGTATCTACGGAAAATATCTTGCGCCATTTTTCGGTAATCCAATAGTCGTAAAACAGTATTGAATTCTTCTTTAATAGCATTCTTAATTTTTTCTGGTTGTTTCAAATCATCTAAAATAATTTTAGTGATTAATCCATCGTCATCTTGCACAATGGCTTCATTAACTATGTCATCTATCGCAGATTCTATTTCAGGTTGCATTGCCATTTCACGGTAACGAGAAATAAGTTCTACCTCGTTCTTTGCGGTACCGTCTAGGTCAACATATGTGCCGTAGTAAGCGGCAGATGTAATAGTTAATGCTCCATCATCTTGCGATGGTGGTGCAAATGATTGTTGAACAGTTGCTTCTTCCTCATCCTTTTGACGAGAAATAGTAAAACCGAACAGTGAAAATTTATTGTTGTTTGCCATATTTGTGTGTAATTATAAAATCAAAAAAACATGGAGGACCCGTGTGGGTCCTCCGTAATTATCAGGAAGTTGTATCTGTTTCCCAGAATTGATAAGCAAATGTGCAAGTGAATTCTTCAATTGCGTCATTTGAACCCCAATCTAGGTCGATTGGTGCCAAGTCTAGTGGGAACATACCAACGAATTTGTATTTCTTCAACTCTTGTCCAGTTTTGCCGTATTGAATAACGTTTGCATCAACAGAATAACCACCAGAATTTCTTGCGGCACCAGCTCTTACGTTGCCTGCATGACTATTAATTAAGTTCATCCAGTTTTCTAAAGAATTTCTGATTACAAAATCTTCATCGTTAATGATTGTTAATGTCCAATCTGCAAATGTTCTGTTTCCTGGAAACTTCATTTCACGACCAAAATAATAAACAGGAACAGTTCCAATTGAAGAACCTGGCAACTGTGCTGTTTTTGCCATAAAAGTTATTTTTTGGCCAGCAGCTGTTGAGTTAGTTACGCTTGATGGAAATATTAAAGATACAGAGAACAGATTAGGACGGGCACCGTCCCCAATCATATTTGCTCTGAATTCTGCTACATTGAATGACATTGTTTTCTCCTATATCGTTTATTTATTAAGCTGCGCCAACGATTGTTACGAAGTCAACACCTGTTCCAACAGCAACGAAATTCAATTGAATGTAGTTAACTGAACGTGCAGGCTTGATATAGATATCTCCAACAAATTGGTTACTATCAACAACTTGTTGTGTATTATTTGTTGTATCGCAAACAACTCTGAAATCAGTTATACCACGGCGGCCTTGAATGTCACGCAAGAATGGTGATACCAAAGCAACAAATTGTGTTCTTGTGAATTCATCGTTCAATTCAAACATTGAATATTTAGCAGCTTGAGCAATCGCTTTCTCAAGTGTAATGAACAAACGGCGAACGTTGATACGGTCAAATGCAGAAGGTTTGTTCAACAATGTCTTGTCACCGAACAATACTGTTCCTTGACCAGGGAAAGACACAACAGGGTTTACACCTGCTGCATACAATGTGTCACGGAAAGATTTGTTTGGATTCCATGCCAACTTAATGCAGTTCTTAATTGCACCACGGTTGAAACCTGCTGGTGAGAACCATGGGTCACGCACGTTATCTGTATATACACACAGACCAGCAATGTCACCGTTTAATGGAACCCAACGATATGTGTTGTTGTATTTGTCGAATTGGTATTTCCAACCAGAATCGGCAACAACGTATGATGAACTTCTAGACAATGCTGTTAACCAGTCTTGAATGTTGGTTGTTTCATCACCTGTTTTATTAACAACGTCTGAGTATCTTGGAGAAACAAATGCCACACAATCTGCACGACCAACAGCAATGTTATCAATAACATATTGTTGAACTGCAACAGAATGTCCACCAGTTAATACCAACGCAACATCAATAGATTCTTTGTTTGCAAATAAATCATAAGAATTTTCAATATTACCATCAGTAGGTACTGCGTTTGAACCTGTTGTCAAATTGACTGTTTGATTTGTTGCAGGACTTGCAAAGTTTCTTCCAGCAGCTGAACGACCCCATGTTGCATTTGTAGTTGAATATTCAACTGGATCCATTGCATAGATATACTTTGAGTTATTCAGAATAACTTGTTTGTAATAGTTTGTTACACCATTAATAACCGCATCGGATGCAGCTGAAACGAAAGCATAAGTTTCTAAGATTGCACCAGCAGAACCTGTGAACAATCCATCTTGGTCAACAACAACAATGTGCATTTCATCATTTTGACCACCTACAGAATCAGCAAAATCTGATGTGCTTGGTGCGGATGTAAAATAATTTTTGTATGACCATGTTCCATATGTTTCTGTGTTAGCACAAACATGAACACTGATTGAGTTTCCTAGAACGCCTGGATAACGTGCTGCAAAAGGCCCGTAGTCATTTCCGTTATTGGAACTTAAAAAATTAGCTTCGTATACATCTTCATTTTTGATTTGAAGGTTAAGACCGCTACCATCGGTTGCATTATTTGATGATGCACCGACTGCACGAACAACACTTAAATTGTTGCCGTAAGACAAGAAATTAGCCGCAGTAAAGAATGATACTGCGGTTAATGAATCTGGTTTGCCGTATGTGCTGGCAAGAGTTATTTCGCTGTCTATTTGTTTTACTTTATCTACTGGACCCCATTGAAATGCTCCAGCAAATGCACCGGCGGTTTGTTGAACTGCTGGAACAACGGTTGTTGCATCCACTTCAGCTACATTTACGCCTGGAGAGATTTGAAATGCCATTTTATTCTCCTTGAATTATTATGTTCTTTTGGCAAAATACCATAAGAGTATTTATGAAAGGCTGGATTTATAACCTTTCGAATTGATTCCTCATAAACTTTGCATATGTCTCATTGCCATCTGCAAGTTCCCATAAATCACCACCGATGATTTCAAAATCATGTTCTAAACCATCTTCAATGATTGGAGCTGGTAAAACATCTTCGTCCATCTGGTTCATCTTTTCTAATTGAATTTGTTTTCTTATGTCGTGATTTACAATTTCCTTAAAATATTGTTGAGTTGTTGCCCAAGCAAAAATTACAAGAGACATGACCAAGTCATCGTTAGCACCCAAAGCTGCCGCAAATGAATTTTTTTGTTGTTCAAATGTGGTAAGTTCTGAGTAAGTATCGAAATCATTAATTAATAGTTTGTCTCCTTCAATCAAGGTTTTTAGGTTTGAACAACCAATTGCCTTAACCTGAGGTGACATTTTTAGACCCATTTGAATGCCACGGGCAAAACCTGCACTCAATTGTTGGGGCTTCTTGTTGCCTGTGAACACTTTCCATAGGTTTTCATATTCAAAATCTTGGTGTAAAGAGTCTGCAACTTGTGGATTATTGTTAATTTCTACCAATATATACGCATCGTTGTAGTATCTTGCTGCATTATATATGACTGTCGGAAATAAAATTGGTGTGATTGATGAACTCGCATAAGTCGCAACTTGTTTATATGGTGTCTGTGATATATCAATAACTTGGAATGCTGAACTGTCTAAGTTTTTACCTTCCGATACATCCACACAAATACAGTATAGGTGGTCCGATTTGGCACCATTAATTTCTTTAACAGGGTGTTCATAGATTTTCATCATATCATGGTTGGCAACAGGATCACGATAAACAATTGTTTGTAGTTTGTAACCAGAAATCAATGTATTAGACGAACCCAAGAATTCGGTTTCAAATTCTTGTCTAAATTGACGTTCACTTGTGTTGCGGATTGTTTCTTCTTTCCATGCCTCATCACGACCTGGTACCATCGACCAATGAATCTCAAAGGTCTTATAGTTGTTCTTCTTATTGATAGCATCCATCCACAATTTGTAGAACAGGTTCATACCGTTTGGTGTAGACACAATAATAATCTTGGAAGTTTTACCAGATGAAATTACAGGATAAACAGAGTTAAAGAATTCTTCAGCAATGTTGTTTGGAACGAACGCAAATTCGTCCAAGAATACACAGTTAAATGATCCACCACGAATGGCAGAACTAGATGTTGATGCAGCAATAATCTTAGAACCGTTTTCTAGTTCAACGTTACCTTTGTTCCATACCACAACACCTTGTTGCAACCACATTGGTAGATTTTCGTATGCCAACTGGTATTTTGAAAGAATATCACGTGCAAGAGAACCTTTGTTCGCCAGAACGGCCACGTTTTGAGTTTCTGTAAAGAGTGTTAACCACAAAAGATATGCTACGGAGGTGGTGGTTTTACCAACCTGACGAGGACATTTTGTGATTGAGAAACGATTTTCGTGGTAAGTCTTAATCATTTCCTTCTGAAATGGCCACATCTTAAACTTCATCAGACCTTCATCAACGTTAACAATCTTGATGTAGTTTTCAGCAAAGTAAACAGGATCTTTGGCACACTTAATATATTCGTCAACCTGCTCTTGAGTATAATCTACTTTTACTCCTGATTTTTTAAGTAAAGGATTATCTCTATACGAATCATTGGCGTTTAATTGACCGTAGTCATCATCATCAATCATTCTTTATTACCTTTGATGAGTTTGTTTAACTCTGCGGTTGAACCAACAAAAATTGCCGCCTTATCTATTTTTGTATCGCCTGTATTTTTCTTACCATCCATATCACGCATTTGTTTTTGCACGTTCAATAGTTCTTTGTTTGCATCTACCATATTCTTTAATAATGTGGCATAAACCTCAAACGCACGTGGGTGCTGACCTGCACTGGCAATTTGACGTAATTCTTCCATTGCATCCTTACCAGAATCAATCAGGTCTTGTAAATTCGATTTTGTTTGTTCATAAGAATCAACTAAATCTTGTTTTAAATCCAAATTATCAACAGGTGATTTTGGTTCAACGGGAATCAATGGTTGTGGAACCGGTTCAACTGGTGTTACTTCAAAAAATTTTTCCATATTTTTATCAAAGGTATTCATATTTTTCTTAGTTGATTATAGTTGTGAAATTCTATTTTTAAAATCAGTAAAATCTGTTGACGCAGCTAGAATTGATTTTAAATTTGCTAAAGGTAATGCTGCACCAACTTGTGTGGTTCCATTTGCAAACAATATGTTGGAAACGTTAGCAACAGATTTGCCACTAAATTCAATAGCTAATTGTGAACCAGAAGAAGGTATAACTAGTGTTCCATTTTCTGTAAAGTTCCATTTTTGCAAGAAATAATATGTTTGTTGTTCATTTTCTGGACTTGGGTTTTGATATTGAACAACATTCATTGTGTATGCGTAGTTGGTATTCTCAGCAATTGTTAATGTTGTGTTGCCAGTTCCAACTGTTGTGCTGGTTTGAACTGAAGCTTCTGGATAAGAAACATAAGTGAAATCTCCCCAAGTGGTAGAGTTAGAACCAAAATATGTTCCTGGTAATGAACCATCTATTGGTAGTTGGTAATTTGTTACTACAGCAACTGGACTGTTATTTGGATAAGCATAACCTGTTCCTAAGATAAAGTTATCTTTTACGTCCATTCGTTTAAAACCATGACGACCAGGAGTTGCAGCACCATTTACTTGTAATGAGTTAGCCCAAACCAAATTACCATTGGCAGAATGTAATTTATATGTTGTAAAACCATCCTTGTTTGCACCATTTAAATTCTTTCCTGTTGCATACAAATAGTTATTACTGTGTTTTATGGTTGTTATATTTGGATTAACTTGAATTTGTTTTTCCCAAACTAACAGATTGTTTGCTCTAAATTTATAGACATGTGTATTCGATGCAGCATACCAGTTATTTGATGTATCATAAGTTAATGATATGATTGTATTTCCGGCTGCAACAACTTTATTTGACCATAAGTAAACACCTTCAGTATCAAACTTGTGAACGTAACCACCATCTGAACCAACCAAAACACCACGGTTATTAGGTAAAGTTACAACACAATGTGTATTTGCTATCGTTGCATTAAAGTGTGTGAAATATAGTTCGCCTGTAATATCTAAACCAGTGATTAGGTTGTGGTGACCAACATAGTATGGAAATTCTTCATCGTCAACCGCAATATCTTTAGGATCTTCTGAATCGGATATCAATGTATTCCAAACGTTCTGCCCAAGATAATTAAATTTGGTAACAAGTGTTGAGTGGTCATCTGGAATATTTGTTAACAGATATACGTTATTGTTTGCATCAACATCGATTGATTGTGCATAACTAGCCAATAATACATTATTTGTATTTGTTGCTGGAACAGATTTTCTCCAGTAAACTAATCCGTTTGGATCAAATTTAATTACCGTTGATTGTGGTAAACCAGTAACTTCGTTTTGTGTTGTCATCGCAACCAAAATATTGTTTTCATTATCATATGCAACAGCACTTCCATAAGCATTGTTGGCTTGAGTTGTTGTTTGACCAAATGTCATACCCCAAGCTTTACGACTATGATGGTCGTTTCCAATTTCAACCTTGGTGTTACTATACATTACTGTATCATCAAACAATATATCTCCAAGAGAAGCTGTGTTTGCCTTATTGTATGCGTTTTGAGCTAGTTCTTGGTTTGTTTCATAATAAGTGTTTGAAGTATTAGAGTTATTTGCAACAGTTGTAAACAACTCTGTGAAGTTGTTGTTTGTTTTGGTGAAGGCTACTCGTAAAGAATCTCCTTTGCCATCATTTGCTCTAATACCAATATTAATAGTTTCTTTAGACATTTATTTCTCTCATCTTTTGTTACTGGTTTGCGGCTTTATTAATTGTCAAAACTTGTGCCAATGTATTATCAGCCTTAGCTTCTTCCTTATCCACAGACATATAATCAATGTCTGTTGTAACTCTACCAACTGAATCAACTTCAACAAATTTCAATGGGTTCAAGTTATAAGAAGTGAAGTTATAATTTGCCAATGTATTAATTCCGTATATAGGTTTATCCGACACAAAGTTTCCTGTTAATTCTTTTAAGCGTAAAATGTTGTCTGTAAATTGAACAACAACTCCTGTGGCTGTCGCATCGTCAGCTGTGTATCCTTGATATACAGTTTCTCCAACTTTATATGTTCCATAACCAGAATCTAAATCCATATAAAATTCTATCAATTCATCCTGTCTTACTTGATTGTAAACAGACACGAAAGCACGATTAATGACATTGGTTTCTCTAAATTTACCAAATATAAAACCTTTGACTGTAAAGTTTAATGTCCAAATAATCATTCTGGTTTCATTATCTCTACCGCCTTCATAAACAATATCGTGAGATGTGCTATTCAAAATAACTGGAATTTCTTTAATGATTCCCATTTCAGGAATTAAATTTAATTTGATTGTATAATCTGGTGTAAAGAAGGGTAAAATGTGTTCTATGATTTGTGTGCCATCTTCAATGTTACGAACATATATGTAGAGGTTAAAATCAAAATTATATGGAACTGGATTATATTGTGCCAATACACCAGTGCCTGATGTGCCTGCAAAATTTTTAATATTTGTGTTTTGTTTTCTACTAGAATCATAATTCAATCCTGCCATTTCAAATGACATTCTAGGCAAAGTTGTTTGGACTTTTTTATCCAAATTCAAATCTTCTTCCAGTCTCATAACATAACGTTCTTTGGAAGCGTATACGATTGGAACAATAAATCTTTCCGATTCTGTGTTGTCTGGTTTGAATCTATACAATGTTATATTGTCAAATAGGTTACCAAAACCAACAACCAATTTTCTTATGACACGATTATATGTTGACATTATATTCTTCCAAACGGATTTGTTTCTGTGAAGTCTATGATATTACTTGCGGTGTCATTCAAGTAAGCGTTATCATAAGCTTCATTTCTTGTGCTATCTTTCAACGGATCATATGAAGATAGGTAATATTCTGCACCGCTTGTTGCACCTATAATTGCAACGTTATCACGGAATTCACCTGCAACATTTGATACTTTTAACATATCATCTGGCTTAACCCATTCTTGGACTATTGCCACCACATATGCATTTGCTTGTGTGCCGTCATCGGACTGGAAAACAACCTCACGTTGTTCAAATGTTCCTGTTCCTACACCTGTATTCAATTCTAATGTATAACTGGATTGAATCATAACATCATCGATATCCTCAACACCAGTATCGATAAGTTCTTGTGAGTATTTGAATTTCTCAAGTTCCAATTCATAGAAGAATGGTATCTTACGACCCAGCATAAAGAAGTCTTTGGTTTGATTGGTAAATTTAATTTCAAACAATTCACCTGTGCCATTCAAAAATGGAACATAAATCAAATCACCTTCTCTAGGTCTCGTAAATGTATTTTGTGGAACACGTTGAGAGAAAGAACGTTTTGATAGTATAATACTAACATTGTTTTTAATCTCTAAACCAAATTTGGAGAAGAATTCTTTTTCTCCTTCATATTCCATAGAACTTGATAGGTAGAATTCAATTGGAAACGCAGAGCTAAATTTCTTTACAGGATCTTCACCGTATAAAATGTCTCTATCGGTTTCATTTTCAATAGGTAAATAATAGGCGTCAAAACCCATAATCTTGATTGACTCAACAATCAAGTCCTCGATTACCCTTTGTTCAGCAAGAGAATTATAATTATTGAAATAAACCGATGTTGCCATATTAGTTCATAAACATTTCTAGTGGTGCACCATACTTGTCACCGATTTCTGCATGTAGAGCATCGATTTCTTCTTTGGCTTCATTGTAAATTTTGTCGCCATTGAGTTTGACTCCGCCAGGTAATTGAATACCATCAAACTTTTTAAGGTTATTACCCCAAGAACGTTTGATAAGTGCCGTTGCATATTCTTTTAACCAACGGTCATTCCAGGCTTGTGTGTAAACATCTGGATCAATAACCGCATAACATTCTGCAATAACTGTTGTTCCTATAGGAGCTTCACTATGACCCCATGCCCAATCTATATACAATCTTTGCATATGTCTTTGGAACCTAATAGGAACTTCACCTGTAAACAACTGTTCCAACATACGTAGGTGTTGTAATGTTAGTGTATAGTTGATGTAGGAAGCGGATGTGAAATCATACAATTCATTCAAACGAAGTTGGTATCTCAAATCAAACATATTGATTGAGGATAATGAATCTTGTATGGGGAAAATTCTAGTTATACCAGCAATTTGTAGGGCGTTATTAGAGGAATCTTTTGCTTCTGATAAGTCTAGATATTTGTTATCAATATCTGTTTGGTCTAATTTTTTGATGTAGTAAACCTTTTGTAACCCATCAAAATGGTAATCTTGCCAGTATTGCAAAGCATCGTCAATACGATCCTCAACCTGGTCGTCATCAACGTTGATTTCGATTACAGGAAAACCTAGTCTACGCAGACAATAATCTTTAAATGCTGCTCTTGTTGTGATTGGTTGTGTCATTATATCCCCCTATGGGAATATTTATGCTTATTATATCCAGTATTCCCGTTATGTAATTATACCAAATCAGCCTGTCCAATATTGATAATTTGAAACCGTAGTTGTTGATTGTGTTGCCGTTTGTGCGGTTTCCATAATTTTGACGGTTGGCCTGAAACTCAAAGTTATTGCTTCACTCAGTGAATCTTCTAAGACTACTCCCGTTGGCATACTAACATTGAATGGTTTTATTGTTGTAACGGGAGTAACCGACAAAAATATACTTTCAGTTAGTGTATCTTCCAATACCACAGAAGGTTTAAAACTAACAGTTTTTTTAAAAAATGTTGGTACTACTTTGTTTGGCATATTATGATGACTTTACATAGACCAATTGTGTTCGCAATACAGTTCCATTACTCACTATTGTTCCTGTTCTCAATCCAATATATGATGATCCATCTATTGTATAAATTGCGTCAGGAACATGATACAAATCCAAATCTATATTATTTTGTAAACTCATGCTTTTAAACAAATTTTTCAAATAACCACCAGAATTTGTAGTTCTATACAGACGTATATACATTGGTGTAGCTTCTGGTATAATAGCATTTGTTGAACTATCAGAAGTTAATCCTCCATACAATACTTGAGTAGTAGAGGAATCTGCGTAAATAGGAGTAAATATAGTGGCATGTAATGATTGTGGATCCGCTGTTCCTAGCCAACTGATGTTTTCAGTATATGTTGTGCTTGGTGAACTAACTGATGTGCTGTAGTTGGTAGGATAGTTGGCTGAAACACTGATTGGATTAAGGGGCTCATATTTATAATAAATGTATGCATATGATGTATTATATGCTGATCCTGTGACAGGATTAACTAATGTTGAAGTGGATGAAGATGCTGGATTCGTTGCTCTAATTACATTTACAGCGGAACCAACTGTTCCAGCTGTTGTATCTATTCTTCTCATAACAGTCCAATATCCAGAAGTATCATAAGCTGGAACTCCAACAGTAGCAGTATCAGATCCACTAGCCAGCCATACAGCCACCCAATATGGATTATCATTATAGTTATCTTCCCAAGACTGATTGGTTCTAAGTCCTAAGTGGAACCATGAACCGGAATTGGGTGAGTTTTGCGTGATTACATCTTGTTGTATGTGTATGTATTCACTTGTTGCTGCAATATAATATACTCTAGTAGAAGTATTATAAATTCCTGCTGGTCTTCTATAATCATAACGGTGTGCTACCGTTGACCATGATGTTGGAACGCAACAAGATAATCTTGTGTTGTGCGCTGTCGTGGTGGTTGCGCTGGCCAAACCTACAACATTATGTTCTGAACCATAGTTGCAGTTTGCTAATGTTGATGCATAACCAAAAGACATGAATGGACCATTGTTTAATTGGGCGGAGCTTACTGCACCTTCAATTAAACTAAACCAAACATATGGTAATGCACTTTTACCAGTAGTATTATATAATAGTAAAGTTTCACAACTAGTATTTGCAGATATAACGTTACTAGTTAGTGTTGTTTGATCCGTTTTAACAGTCCAACCACCTGCAACAGAGTTGTCCAATACTGTTGTAATTACCTCATATGAACCAGTGCTTGCGTTATTATATACGGTGCTGCCTGTTACTGATGGTGTTGAGTTTGCAGCGGCCGTAGCAATTGCTCGGACAGCTTTCATCAACTGTTGATTTTGTGACCTTGCGTCACCCATAAGTGTTACTTTACAAAACATCGATTATTCTCCTTCAATCACAATTTGTGATCCTTGATATGCGTTACCATCTTGGTATACTACGGCACTAGATGTTCCAGTGGATGCTAATCTGCCAGTAGTATAATAAACTTTATTATCACTATCATACATTATGCCCGCATCCATAAACACGGGTGTATTTGCAAAACCTTTAACGCCGTATATAGGATATAAACCTTGTTGTTGGTTACCAATATAACATGTTGAAAGTGGAACTTTAGTTGTTTTATTTTTAGAATCTGAAACTAAGTCAGCAGATAAATTGTGTAACCACATATTTGTGGTATTTTCATATTTTGAATTGTCAATTGAATATGCTTTTGGAATATTAAAAACTTGATACTGTGCATCTGGAACACCAGTGGTGTCTGCTGCCGTAGGCAAACATCCTGCCATCATCATAGAATCTGTAAAATATCTGTTCATCCCATTTCTAGCTACATCACAAATTAATGCCATGCCTTGTGTCGTTGGTTGATTCACAAAGAAAATTTTGTCTGTGATAATAACATCAATTGTTCTATCTGTTGCAGTTGCATCAATTAACGTTGTGGATACAGTTGATGCATCAACCGATGTGTTTGCATAGTTGTTTCCAAATTGAACCGCTAATTTAGTTGAACTTGCTGATAATTTAAACCAATGTTCATATGTTGTGTATGCATTGTTTTTCTTTTTATAGTCATTACCAGCTGGATTAGAATATAATGTGTTGCTATTAGTCCACGTTGTTCCTAAAATTGATGAATTTGCACTATCAATATTAGTCAGATTGGTTGGACGTAAAGCTCCATTAGACGTAGCACTAGTCATCGCACCAGTAATAATTGTCTTTAAGTTGGCCAACAGTTCTGTAATAGTTGACGTTGATGTTTGTTTAATTCTTACAAGCATTTATTAATTCCTCTTTTTTTATTTATGAGTATTGCAAGTCAACTTTTAAGTCAGTTGCACCAGTGCCACTAACAATATTAATCGTAAAATAATCTGATGTAGTCATTGCAATATTACAAGAAACGGCTGACATTATATTTGCGTTTGAATTTACTAAAAACAAACCAGCATTGGAACCATTTTTGTAAAGATTAAAAGTAAAATTCGTAGAACTAGATGTTCCCAAATAAGCATATACATTTGAAACGGTAATATTGCTTTTTGGATAATATCTTGCTGTTCCTGTTAATGGTGGTGTAATACTTCCTGGTTGGTTCATTGTTATATATTTACTAGTATTTGCAGCATTATATGCAGCATTTGCTTGTAATCTGGCCCACGAATCTGTTATAGAACCAGTATTATTTGCAGCATTATATGCAGCATTAGCTCTATCGAAAGCACCATTTGCAA